CCGGATATATATTTAGAAATAATTTAAATGGTAATAAAAGACCAAGTACAGGAGTAGGTATTTCTGTACCTTTTGATGGTCCTACTGGAATTAATTCTACATATACTACTCAAGCTGCCATAAAATCCAATCTTTTAAATTATTTATTAACTGATAATAGAGAACGTATTTTCAATCCTAATTTTGGATCAGGAATTAGAGGTATGTTGTTTGAACAAATAACAACTTCAACAGCAGCTGAATTGAGAAATATGATAGTTCAAGAACTTGCTACTTATTTCCCAAATATTATTATTGAAAAATTAGACGTTACTCCTATTGAAGATTTAAACACACTACAGATATTTTTTAGATACTCTGTTGCGTTAACTAATATTCAAGATGAAATTCAAGTAACATTCCAAAACTCACAAACAACACCTCCAAATGCCATCTAGTAAGAAAATATCATATATAAATAAAGATTTTGATACGTTTAAGCAACAATTAATTACATTTGCTAGAACTTATTATCCTGAATCTTATAATGACTTTACAGAAGCATCTCCAGGTATGATGTTTATTGAGCAAGCCTCTTATGTAGGTGATGTTTTATCGTTTTATGCTGATAACCAAATGCAGGAAAACTTTGTTCAATTTGCAAAACAAAGAAAAAGTTTACTTGCTGCTGCTTATAGAGGAGGTTATACTCCTAAAGTTACTGCTGCATCAAGTGTAGTAGTAGATGTATATCAAATTTTACCTTCTACAATTATATTTGGACAAACAGTTCCTGATTGGAATTATGCTTTGATTATTGAACAAGGAGCTCAATTAGCATATGTAGGTGATCCTTCAATTAAATTCTATATTAAGAATAAAATTGATTTTACCCAATCAGGCTCTAATAATCCAACAGAATTATCTGTACGTTCATTAAATTCACTTAATCAACCAGATTATTATCTTGTTAAAAAGCAAGCAATAGCTGTTGCTGGTGAATTAAAAACAGTTGATTTTAGTTTTGGAAATCCAATAAAATTTCCAACTGTAACAATTGCTGATGATAGAATTATTGGTATTGTTAGTGCTGTAGATAGTGATGGTAATAAATGGTCTGAAGTGCCTTATTTAGCACAAGAAACAATTTTTGCCCCTGTAGAAAATACAATTCTAAACGATCCAAATTTATACCAATATAGAAATCAGGTTCCTTATTTATTAAAGTTACAAAAAGTTCCAAGAAGATTTGTAGGTAGATTCTTATCAGATACTAGTTTACAATTACAATTTGGTGCTGGTATTTCAAATGCCGCTGATGAATACATTACTCCAAATCCAGAAAACGTAGGTATAGGTTTACCTTATGGAGTAGATAGAATGACTACAGCGTATGATCCTTCAAACTTTATGTATACAAAAACATATGGTATTGCTCCAGCTAATACAACTATAACAGTTACTTATTTAGCCGGAGGAGGAGTTGCATCAAATGTACCTTCAAATACTTTAGGTGTATTTGTTTCTGGTTCTGTTGCTTTCTATGGCTCAAATCTAAATCAAACAATTGCAACTACTGTTAACCAATCTTTAGTTTTTAATAACGAAATAGCAGCTACAGGTGGTGGAGATGGAGATACAGATGACGATTTAAGATTAAATACTTTAGCATCGTATCCTACACAATTACGTACTGTAACTAAAGATGACTATTTAATTAGAGCAGTTTCTTTGAATCCTCAATATGGTATTGTATCAAAAGCTTATATTACTCAAGATAAAGCAGTTACTCAAGATACTTATGCTCCATTAGAAAACAATCCTTTTGCTTTAAATTTATATATTTTATCAAGAAATAATTTAAATAAATTAGAACCACCTACACCCGCATTAAAAGCCAATTTAAAAACATTTTTAGGCGAGTATAGAATGTTAACTGACGCTATCAGTATTCTTGATGCTTTTATCATTAACATTGGTATAGATTTCGATATCGTTGTTAGACCAAATTATAATAATAAAGCAGTACTAAATAGTTGTTTGGTTGAATTAAATAGATATTTTAATATAGACAATTGGCAAATCAATCAACCCATTATTCTTGCAAACGTTTATACTTTACTTGATACTATAGAAGGTGTTCAAACTGTACAAAAAGTTAATTTTTATAATTTAGTTGGAGAAACAACCGGTTATTCAAAATATGCTTATGATATGAAAGCCGCTACGATTAATGGAATTATTTATCCTTCATTAGATCCAAGTATCTTTGAGGTTAAATATCCAGGAACTGATATCGCAGGCAGAGTAGTAAACTTCTAAAAAGTAATAAGTAAGTATATTTATATAAGATTAATATACTTATGGCAGTTTATAAAATATTCCCAGAAAAAGATGCGTTCATTTGGTCTGAACAGCAAACCCAAAACATGGGTCGTGATGAAATTCTTGAAGTTTCAACATATAATGACCCGGCACCAACCGAAGGTAATTTAAGTGAAATACCCTCTGTAACAAGAGCATTAGTTAAATTCCCCCAGTCTCAAATAGATTCATTACTTGGTAATGTTATTAATATAGCAAATACAAGTAGCGTTTGGACTGCTGTTTTTAATTTATATTTAGCTAACGCTTCTAATTTACCACAAACATATACATTACAATGTAATGCTATTTCTCAATCCTGGGAAATGGGAACCGGAAAAGTAGCAGATAGACCAAGAACATCAAATGGTGTTTCCTGGACTTATCGTTTTTCTTCTGCATCGGCTATTACTTGGCAAACATCAAGTTTTCAAACAAATGTTACTTCATCAGATAATGGAATATTAGGACAAAGAGGTGGTGGTAACTGGTTTATTACTCCTTCTTCATCTCAAACATTTAATTATACATCTGATAAAGATATTAATTTTACAGTTAAACCAATAGTACAAAGATGGTATAGCCATAGTTTATATCCTAATGTTTACCCTGAATCTTTTGGTAATGAGGGATTTATTGTTAAATACACAGGAAGTTTAGAATATAATACTTCAAGTATTCAACAATTAAGTTATTTTTCAATGGATACTCATACTATATATCCTCCTTCATTGACATTTATGTGGGCTGATTATGTTAATAATCCAGGTACTAGTTCTATTATTAACAATAACCAATTTATTACAACCATAGGTAACTTACAACCAGAATTAACTGCTCGTGACGTATATAGATTTAATGTTTATTCAAGAGATCAATATCCTCCTAGGTCATTTCAAACCCAGTCCGTATATTTAAATACCAAAATACTTCCTACAGCAAGCTGTTGGGCTTTAAAAGATGTAGTTACTGGAGAGATGATTGTTGATTTTGATCCTATATATACTAGATTAAGTTCAAATTCTTCTTATAACTATTTTGATGTATATGCTGATGGGTTAGAACCAGAAAGATATTATCAAATATTAATCCAAACAGTTGTTAATGGACAAATAATAACAGTTGATAATCCCGATTATTATTTTAAAATAGTTAGATAATGAGTCAACAAGTTCAATTAACAAAAAAAGTATATGGACGAGGATTGTATCCTCAAATAATTGATACTAACTTTAATCAATTAGTTCCACCAGTAGAGGTAACACCATCTTCTATAACGGTACCTGAATTTTTTGAGGCGTATGAAAATTTATTTTATGAAATTCCAGTAGCTGGAGATATTAATTCACATGAATATCTGGTAGTTAGAAGTTCTGAATATATAGGGGCAACAGTCCAAAATGATGAGATTAATTCTTTGTTAGATGAAATTAACTCATTAAGACAAGAATTGCTAGATGCAAACAAAACAATTTTAGATCTAACAACAAATAGTATAGGTTAATGGAAAATGTAAATATTCAAAATATAAATTACGTAGCGGTTCCCGAGAATCAAGAATATACTCCTAAAGATGAGAGTATACTGAACTCGGTCTTTATTATCAAAAACTTTGGTTATAAAGAAACTGACTATGTTGAAAACTACATTTATTCCCCCTCAAATGAGTTATTATCTTCAAATTATAACTTTACAAATTATAGCGTAGAACTATCTTATGAAGATAGTGTTGTTTTTAATCAACTAACTTTATCACCAGAAAATGATGTTAAAGCACAAGGAATAAACCAGGGTACTGTAAATTCTATTTACTATTTTTATAGAAAATTACTTGGAAGTTCTCCAAATTCTAAATTTTTACTTAAAACAATATCTACAGATCGAACAGAATTACGTGTAGTTCTTCTTTCTGTATCGGTAGATGATTTAGCTGATCAATTTTTTAATTGGTCTAATGAAGTAAATTCAAGAAACTACTATAGTGATTTTACACTTAATTTTGGTAATAATAATACTTTAATTGGTGTAAATATTGCTTATGAAACAGCACTGGTTCCTACTTTATTAATTAAATTATATGAACCTTTACCTGCTGAATATGATATAAATGATAGTTTTTGGTTAGTAGAAGAAATATCAGATCCTATTACTTATGAGGTTACAATTGAACAAGAATTTATTAACGTAATTGAATCTAATCAGTTAAGAGGTCCAAATATTACTATTGATATTGATGAAAAACCAAACTTATCAACCCCTCCATTAACTTTAGACTCATTACGTTCAACAGAAGTAACTTCTTCATTACAACAATTAATATCTTTATTTGATGAAACAAGTGCTGATATTAATATTGAATATGAAATATCTTCTGGTTCAACAACATGTACTGCTTTTGAAAATTTTGTACACTTTTCTTCTGCCGAAGAACGTTTAACAAACTTTAGATATAAATTATCATTAATAGAAACTTATCAAGCAGAAATTAATACTTTAAATTCTGTAGGATCTGTTCCTTATATTTCCGAAAGTAAATTTTCATTACAAGGAAAACTTGATGAAGTAATTAAAAACTTTGATAATTACGAATATTTTCTTTACTATACTTCTGCATCTTCGGCTTGGCCTAAGATAAATAATAGTCAACCGTATCAATTATATCCAATATCAGACCCAGTTGCATTAACTTGGTATGGAGATTCTACTTATGGTTCTCAATATTATGGAGGTCAAATATTAAGTGCATCTGTTTATGATCAACAAAATCCAAATTATGTTTGGAATACAATGCCTATTTATGTTTCAACTGATCCTCAGAACTCAATAATTCAGTTGTTTATTTCAATGTTAGGTCAACACTATGATTATTTATGGACCTACATTAAAGCAATTACTGATATTCAAAATGCAGATAACAGATTAGAACATGGTATTTCAAAAGATTTAGTATCTACAGCGTTACAATCTTTTGGAATTAAATTATATAGTAATAACCGAAACAATGAAGATATTTATACCGCTTTCTTAGGTGTAACTCCTTCTGGTTCGTTAATTCCGTCAACAGGTTCATTATTAATTACAAATTATGTAACCGCTTCAAACCAAACCACTCCAGATAGCGATTTAGTAGCAGAAGGATATAAGCGTTTATACCATAATTTACCATTGTTATTAAAAGCAAAAGGTACTTATAATGGTTTAAGAGCATTAATGAATTGTTTTGGTATTCCTCCCACTTTATTACGTATAGATGAATATGGTGGTGTAAATAAAGATACAAGTCAAGTTCAACAATACTTTGAACGCTTTGCATTCCAAACAGATTTTCAAGGATATGGGAACGTTAATGTTCCTTGGTTACCTTCAATGGCTCAATTTATTGATACAGGTAATCCTAATGTAATGCCTGATGCTATTGAATTTAGATTAAAAACACCAGGTATTCCTTCATCAGATATCATCGAACCTGTATTCCAGGTAGGTGCTGATACTAATTTTAGATTTGGTATTCAACTTGCCTATAGTCAATCTTATAATAATTTTGTAAGTGGTACTATTACATCTCCAGCATCTCCTTATTATAATCAAAGATTAGGAGGTAATTTTCAAGAGTATGGTTTAATGAAATTAGTAATGTCCGGTTCTCAAGGATATTGTTATAGTGATCCTATTTACTTACCCTTCTTTAATAAAGGATGGTGGAGTATTTTATTATATAGACAAAATGGTGCTGCCGATAATATTTCAGACAACACATATTGGGTAGTAGCTAAAAATTCAATTTATCAAGGTGAAGATGGTGCAACAGTAGGTTTTCAAGCATCTTCATCAATATATGTTATGGGAGCTGTTTCCTCTTCTTATAATAATTCTTGGAACTATTATAATGCTACTCCTATAGTATCTGCCTCTTTAATACCTTTAGACGCCTATTTAGGTGGTACTGGTAGTAATGGTGTATTATCACCAAACGGAATTGCATTTACAGGTTCTTTCCAAGATTTAAGATATTGGAGAAATGAATTAGGATTAGAATCATTTAATAAACACGTTTTGAACCCTATGTCTATTCAAAATAATGAATACTCAGGTTCAGACGACTCATATAATGATTTAGTTTTCCGTTTAGGTTTAGGTAATGATTTAATGGCTACTCCTAATGGACTTAATTTTACAGGTAGCCGATATAGTGTGGATGCTTATGGTAACGCTTATTATGCCACAGCTTCATATACTGCCTCCGCTGCTGTATTACAATCAATACATCCAGCAATTACAGGTACTGTAGCTACAACAGCTTCATTTATTATTCCCTATAATCCATCATCTTATGATATTAATATGTATGGAGTTTATAAATACGATCTTACATTAAGTGGAAGTCCTGTTGGCCATTATATATTCACCTCTTCATTTCCAGGAACTAATCCTTCCTATTATAGTGGAAATTATTATACTGGTTCTACAAGTTACCATTTATTTGCCTTATCTTATGGTATAAATAATTCTGGTAGTGCAGGTAATACTACTTATTATGCTTTATTAAACGAACCAAATGTAGGAGCTATTACTGCTGTAAATGATAAGATAAGAATTGTTGATCAAAATATAATAACAGGAAGTACATTATCTCCCTTTATTACTATAACCCAACCCCAATTAGATCCTTTCACACCAGATTTACCTTATATAGATGTAAGTTTATCTCCACAAAATTCTATTGATTATGATATTATCAATCAATTAGGATATTGGAGTATTGACGATTATATAGGTGATCCTCTGGATGCAAGAAGTACTTTTTATCAAAGACTTGCTCAATTAAGAAATTATTACTTTAAAAAATATATTCAAAAATATAGCGTAACAGACATTATGCGTTTGTTAGGTTATTTTGATAACTCATTATTCAAGATGATTAAGGATTGGGTTCCTGGACGTGCTAGTTTAGCATCTGGGGTTATAATTCGTCCACATATTCTTGAAAGAGTTAAAATGCAAAGATTTGAACCTGACTTCTATACAGGAAGTTATTATACTGGTTCAATTCCAATGGAAACAATTTCTGCTAGTTATGGTTATCAACAAGATAGAATTACATTTAACTATGACTATACAACAGCAGCACCTAACGTTCCAACTACAAATTCTGTAGCATCAACGTTTACAACAGCTTCTGGAGTTTATGTTTATAATGTAGATGACCAAATGTCTC